AGCTTCGTTCGGAAACCGAGATCACAGCGACCCGAGTTTGGCAGTTCGTTATCAAAGCGCCCGACCTTGGGGATGACGTCACAAATCAGTACGCGATAAGCGCTGACCTTCAGAACTTTATCGACTCACCGCCGCCGTATGGCGAGCCGTTCCCAAGCAAAGCGTATCTTTCTACGTCGTTCGTTGTCGAAGGCGAAAAAACAGTTGTCGATCCTGACCCCGATCCTGATAACCCTGATCCACCAGATATCGATGAGGATTTGTATAACAAAGCCAATGGTCAAGAAACCTATGTCAAGTTGACGGGGGTATACAACCGCTATACGGCCAATGGCCCTTATGTTCCCGGCGATCCAAGTTCTTGGGATATTCAAGGGTTTGAGGTGTGGGTTAACGGCGTCAAGAAAGCAACCAGCACTGGGCCGTGGCTGGGATACGCGGGTGTTTACGTTGAGCATTCCAGCCAATTTGGTTTTGGAGGCGATCTTTTAATCAACGAATATTGGAGCCTAGATAACCCGCTGGGGAATAACGGCGGCAATGGCGGTGGCGGCTTCGACCCTAGATTCATAAACATCCCGTGGGACCCTTCCGGGTTGCTTCAGACGTTCACTATCTACGGCAACAAGCCGCAACCCGCGAAGGCGTCAATCGTAATTCTTTTCGCGGAGAAGGGTGAGTACGAGATTCGCCTCACTAGAATTGGTGACAACTCAAACGCAGAAACCCCAAGCAAATATGTCAGTGCTTGTTACTGGTCGAGGCTGGCATCGAGAGGCTATCCGTATTACCCCGACACATTAGACGGGCGACAGTCTATTCTGAATCTGAAGCGCCGTCACACCATGACGGAGATCAGGCTAGAGGCGTCGGAGCGAGTGCAAGGAAATCTCAACGAGATATCTGCGACTGTGGTTTCTCAGCTACGACGGCACAACGGAACTGAATGGACGGAGCCTGTTAACACCAGAAACCCAGCGTGGATCGTTGCCGACATACTGCTTGGATACCGAGCGCAACAGGTCAGGGTGCCGCTTACGTTACAGGACAGCGGCGGCTATCTGGAAGACCGGCACCTCGATCTTCAGAGCTTCCGTGAATTTGCAAGGGTCTGCAATGAGTTGGTCAACTACAGTCAGAGCGGAGAAACGTTTCAGCGGCGGCGCTATGAGATCGATCTTGTTCTTGCGAGCGACGCGCCAATAATCGAGACTGTTCAGAACATTCTTTCGATGTGCCGAGCGCGGCTGATACTCAATCAGCAAGGCAAGCTCGAGATCATGATGGATGTGGATCGTGGTGACCAAGTGCGGCAGTTGTTCACGCCTGCGAACTCATGGGGATTTTCTGGCTCCCGCGCCTTCCAAGAATTGCCGCATGGGTTACGGGTTAGCTTTGTTGCTCCCGAATTGGGCTATCAAAAAGGCACCGTCGAGGTATTCAGACCGCCATATACGAAAGACACCGCAACGACGTTCGAGGATCTCGCGACGTTTGGTTGCTCAAATTGGCACATGGCGGCTCAGTATGGGATGTATGTTTTCGGGCAGATGATTCTCCGCACCGAGACGTTCACGCTTAACGTCGCGGCTGAATCTTTGGTTGTCCAAACTGGCGATGTTGTTGAGGTCGCGAGCGACACTGCCGCGCTTGGTGGTGGCTCTCACCTAATCGTTGAGCAGACCGCGCCTTCAGTCTTAGTTTTAAGCGAAGAGCCGTTCATCTTCGACGATCCTTACTACACCTTGAAGACTGATGACGGAGTCATACAGGGTCGTGTTATCTCTATCGTCGGGCGAACGATTCAGATCGACAAGAATGTTTCACCGGCTTTGCTGGGTTCTGGCGTTGGAATCATCGTCATCGGTCAAAAGGATTTTGTTACAAAGAAATATATCGTCAACCAGATAAGACCGACACAAGACTTGTCAGCCGAGCTGACGCTCGTTCCCTACGACGTCAACGTGTACAGGACAGATAATGGCGTCTTCCCCGAATGGAATTCTGGAGGCGACGGTGATCCGCAGAATCCAGAGAACGGCGGCAACGCTAGAACAGTAGACCTTGAGGGATTCACATATCTTGAGTACGAAGACCGGCAACCAATATCGGTTTCCGATCTTTCGTGGGATCTGCAAACTGCTGATGCGGCGTTAAGTGGTTGGAAAATTCAATGGACGCAAGAAGGTCAGGACGCGATCATTGACATCGATTTTATAACGGCAGACAAGCGTCGATATCAACACAAATATAATGCCATCAACGGCGAGTTTGGCGCAGGCACTTATGTTGTGACGCCTGTTTCGCAACTCGGATACGACGGCAAGGGAGCAGACATATTTGTCGGCAAGTCGATTGATCGAATACCGCCGCCGAAACCGAGTCGATTCAAGGTCGTTGCGTACCCGAATTACAGCGTGCTTTCGTGGGTCAGACCCGATTGCCCAGATCTCGGCGCGTATGTCGTCCACCAATATGACACTGTCACCGAAGCCAGTTTTGTATATATAGTCGATTGGGATGAAGAGCAGTTTATCTGGACTGTACCGCTAGGCCGGTATGGTTCTACCTTTGCGATCGTGGCGGTTGACACCAGCGGCAATGATAGCGAGAAAGTCTATTATGAAGGTCTAGAAAATGGCGTTCCCCTACCGCCATTGGTTGTGCCGTTCTACTTCCGACCAGAAGAGTTTAACGATGACGGCACTCTGTATCGGCACGCGAGTGTCAACTGGAAAGACGTCTATTCTGTTTGGGACAGAGAGCCGTCTGAACTGATAAAGCACTACGAACTGCGATACGACCAAAACGTGGAGGGGGTGAGCCTTTCTACAACGCAGTTGATCGGCAACATCGTGCATCCTTCAGACCAGTATTTCCTGCCGAAGCCTAACTTCTGGCCCATCACTGGAAAATGGTACATCGCGGCTGTCGATTATTTTGGCAAAAGAGGGCCGTGGAATTGGTGTACCTCTGAAGATCTCGATTACGACATGGTCTTTGGATACATCCAATTGATTGAGTATTACGCGCTTGGTCACGCAAAGGAACGCGAGCCATATTCAGTGGTCGATCTCAATTGGGATTCATTTGGACCCGACTCAGACTCGGTTAGTTCATATCGTTTGTGGTTGTTCCCGCGACAGCCAGAATTTCCAGACTATCCCTACACAATTTATGAGGGCGAAAGCGTAACACGCGAGGGCGGCGAGCCATGCTATTACCTTGCTGACGGTACGGAAGTTCCACTGAAAGCAGGTGAAGAAAGATACCTTGGTGCGATTAAGTTTTACGATGGGCCAGACAAAGAATTCTCAACGAATTTCGATCAGCTTCCGAATTATGACAAATACCATCAAGGCACTTGGATCATTGAAGGGATGGTTGACGACAAGCAACTCGGAACCCGCGACTCTGCCGATTGGCAAATCATCTATGACCGAGAAGGCCCAGAGGCACCACCTAATTTTCGGTTCATTCGCAACGAAGAAGACCCAAATCAAATCGCGTTGCTCTGGATGCCTTGTTCAGATCCCGACATTGAATTCTACGAAATCCGCTACGCAAGCCGCGTCGATTCTCCGTGGGAAACGTCGATGATTATTGGACAGCCGGATTTCTATCACGACGGGTACGACGGAGTCTCTGCCGAGGGGTATGTTTGGTTCGATGAGTTCCGCGCAGGCGTATACATGATTCGTGGAATCGACACGACAGGGAACATCGGAGCCATGTCGAGAGTCGAGGTGGATGCAGGCGGTGTCGATCCAAACGAGGGTTGGCTACTCATGCAGTCCATTGAGGGTCATGACGAATTCAACGGCACGCTGGAAAACCTCAACCGCAAGGATGGATCGATCACCATATTTTTGGATGAAAACACTCCTGTCGAGAATGGGGTGCAAACTGCGTATTTCACATACGACGAAACAAGCACGATCGAGGTTCTCGGTGAAGTAAGGATGGTCAGCGAAACGCTTGAAGCTTTTGAAGAAGATCGCCAGCGCTGGGAATACATCGCGGATTGGGAACTGCTTTCTATGGTGGAGAACATGGGAGAGGGCGGTTTCGGCACAAGTAACGTGACGCTAGTTCATGAGGTCAAGTTACCGAATTCAGAAGCGTGGCAAGAGTTTACCGATTCTGAGTTCACCATTCTGGGTTCTATGGAATACCGGATCAAATTAATTAATGACGAATTAGGCGGGGACGCAGGTATCAGGCGAAGTCGCATTCTCGTTTACATAAAGGATGAAGAGGTGAGGGAACTGAAATGGCCCGAGACGATAAAGACACAAGTGATACGCCAGACATAGTGATCGAAGAATCCAAGCAGATGGCCCGGGTAATAAGGCCGGATGATCCATGGCCCATCGATCCCTATGTTGAGAGCGGGATTTTTCTTGCCAAGCATCTGAACGAATTGGTTGCCGCGCTTGACTCAACCAACTTTGGCGCTACCCGACCAAGCTACGCGGTGGTCGGAACAATGTGGTGTAAGCAGGAGCCGAGTGGCAAGTTCAGCTTGTACATCTATAACGGGAACAAAGATCTTCTGGTCAGTGATTCCGATGGGATTGGTTTGGAAGAAATCGATCTCACTGCTCTGACGAACTATCTGCAAACCAATCTTGATTTCGGCGTTACTAAATTTGGCCCTGCGTTGAACAAGCGAGACGGTGACGTAACGCCTATGGAAGGCGATTACAAACTAAGCCAGATGGAAGATGTGTTCATATCGTCGGCGAAAAATGATCATGCTCTGGTGTACGAGGGTGCTCAGTGGAAAAACCTGCCCGTCGTTAACAGCTTTAACGGCCAGACCGGCGACGTCACTCCGCAAGAGGGTGACTACAGTCTCGCCAGTTTAAGCGACACTGATGTTGATGTGGTTTCAGATCGGCAGGTTCTTGGCTATAAGAACGGCGCTTCGGAGCCTTGGCAACCGCTATGGGCTGTCATGAAGTTCAACGGGCGAAGCGGCCCAGACATTACACCAGCCGAAGCCGACTATAAGTTGGAGATGCTGGGCGATGTCGCTCTCGCCAGCCTAACCAAAAACGATATGCTTCAGTTCAACGGCACGTCTTGGGAGAACAACCCGCCGAAGCTGATCGATACGGAATTGCAATTTGCTGGCCCAATCGATCCGAATGTTACGGCACCAGCCGCTCAACACGCTTGGATATATATCGCAAACAAGAGTGGCAACGCCCACCCAAGCTTTAGCGGATTAGATGGTCAATATGTGCGGGTCGGTAACGCGCTAGGCTACTCGACCAATCACAACACAAACGGTGATTGGGTTGGCGAGGGTAATGGCGGGGCATGGTTCCTCTTGGGTGATGTGTTCGCGGCAGGGGTTACGTCCATCGGGCAGGGAACAGGGATCTTAGTAGATTCATCAAACGCTTCATCGCCAGTGGTTTCAGTAAATAGAACGACGGTAGATGCATGGTACGCGGCTTTCAATCACCTCCACACCGGAGTTTACGAGCCGGTAATCGGAGCAAAGGGTACGGCGTTTAACAAGAACTTCGGCACTAGTGCGGGACAGGTTGCGGAAGGTAATCACCTTCACACTGGGGTTTATTCTCCGCTAGGCCATACGCATGATGGAGAGTTTGCTACCTTTGACCACAGACACGACGATCTTTATGAGCCTAAGTTTACCAAGCGCACTGGCTTTAACAAAAACTTCGGACTGACCAAAGGGACGGTTGCGGAAGGTGACCACGGTCATAACGGTTACGCGATAACGGGTCACACTCACTCTGAATATGCGGCGCTCAACCATCCCCATAATGAGTACGAGCCAAAAATCGTTACAAAATATAGCGCCTTCAACAAGAACTTTGGCACTGGATATAACGACTGCGCGAGAGGCGATCACGATCATGGTGATTTACCCATAGGTCCACACACTCATGCCTTCTCAGACATCTCAGGCGGTACATCAAGAGGCTCTACGGGGTTCACCTTCAACTCCAGTATCACAGCCAAATTTGGCATTGCCGTAACCGGCGGTGCGCTAACGTCAGGTTCCTATATAAGCACCACTGGCTACGTTTCCGCAGGCACTGACCTTAGAGCCGGTGGTGATGTCATTGCCTACTACTCAAGTGATGAGAGGCTAAAAGACAAAATTCGTCCGATTGAAAACGCGCTTAATAAAGTCTGTCAGATTCGCGGCATCGAATTTGAATGGAACGACAATCAGGAAGCTTATGAAGGGGAAGACGTCGGTGTATCGGCCCAATCAGTTCGGGCAGTTTTCCCGAGTTTGGTTCAAGAGCGAGAGGCAGATGGATACCTTGGCGTTCGATATGAAAAGTTGGTTGGGCCGCTAGTCGCCGCAGTCAGCGAGTTGCGCGATATGGTTTCGCAATTACAAGCCGAGGTCGAGGAATTAAAGCGGGGCAAAAACTAATGGCTATTCCATGCCCGCCTTCACGAATCAACATGAGTGTGATCGCCGCAGAGTTTGGCGTCAGCGCAAGTAATGTTCGGCTGAGTCGAACTCTCGCGCCATTCATCGGCAAGCCAAATGGCGCGTTGGTCAGGATGAGTGACTTCTGTGGTGCTTCTGCGAACTCAGGCCCAGAGGCGAACGGCGGGACGATCAACGACAGCGGAGGTTGGCGTCACCATATATTCACAAATCGCGGCACATTTTGTATCACCAAGGCAGGCGTCGGCGGGTCGGATCAAACAACAATCCACGCGCTTGTCGTTGGGGGCGCTGGTGGTGGCGGGTCAGGCGGGACAACGGGGTCAAGTAAGCATGAGATGGGCGCGGGCGGCGGCGCGGGCGGGTACTACACCTCAACAAGCACCATCCCGAATTCTGTTGCCTGTTACACCAACAATATCGGCTCGGGGGGATATGGCGCTAGTGCGACAACGCTTGCGCGAGGTGGCGCGGGGACTGCCACGACAATTGTTCTCAATGGCGGTGGCACGAAAATGACGGGTCAAGCTGGCGGCGGTGGCGGGTCTTTCTACAATAACCAGTGGGACGGTGGTTCGGCTCAAGGCTCTGGCGGCGGTGGGGGCGGTAAATACCAAGGCACAGCAGGCACTGTAGGCGGTTCGGGTGGCGTTCAAGGCAACAAAGGCGGGAACGGCGGGTCGGGCGGTGCTGGAGGAGGTGGCGGTCATCGTACCAACGGTAATGGGCAAAACCCCAGCACTAATGCAGGCGGTGGAGGAGGTGGCGGTACAACATATACGCCACAAAATAAACCTTATTCCGTCGGCGGTGGTGGTGCGGGATATTTGTCTGGAGGCTCTGGTTACAACATGGCGGGAAACGGCGGTAAGTCTTATCTCGGAAATGGTTCAGCCACTGCCGCAACCCGCGAAGGGTGTGGTGGTGGAGGCGGCGGGTCTGGTGGCGCGTCAAACGGTGGAGAGAACGGTAAGAACGGAAAGTCTGGAATCGTCATCTTTTCATACAAGCGTTGAGGATTAAGTAATGAAAATTAAATGGGAGATTATGGAGTCGCATCCAGAATTTGAGTTGCTGACGGTTAAATACAGTAACGATGATGAGCAGGAGTTGTGGCACAACCACAACCCAATGGATTGGGCCACAGAGTCGATTATCACAATGATCGAAGGGTACGCGCCTTACGTCGTTGCTTTCTTTGAGCGTACAGCAGAAAGGTCATCCGACGTAATGAAATCAATTCCCACTAGCGGCGAGGTCGAGAGCGAAGCGCAGAAGTTTATCTTTGGCGACATCCCCGAAACGATTATACCAGAGCCGCCAGAGTTTGATGAATGGACTCAACGCGCAGAAGTGTTACCCGCCGAGGTCGGTGACGCTGAACACGAATGGCAAGTGATAGATCTTACGGCAGAAGAACAGCAGGAATTCATGAACGCCGCGTGCCAAAGCTTTAGATGGCAAAGAAATCAACTCTTGCTGGAGTCAGACTTTTTCAACTTCCCTGATGCTTGCGTGGCGAACGTGCAGGATTGGTTGAACTACAGAGAAGCACTCCGAGATTTACCGGAGCAACCAAACTTTCCAAAGGCGATCATCTGGCCCGAGCGTCCAGAGGTCATCAAAGAGGATTTAGAGTAATGGGCGGGGCGGGGCCGTCAGGGTGCAGTTCCTAGAGCTTCATTCTCCCGCCTCGCCCACCACTAACATCATGGGGATACGGACATGAAAAAGATACTAATTGCGGTACTGCTGTTGAGCGGATGCACATCGCTGGAGAAACAACAATCAAATGAGCAAGCACAGGTGGAGATTATCAAGGTTCAGAGGGAAGCTCTGGCTCGCGAAGAGTCGTCTCGAACTCAAGCTCAGATTGCTCTATATGAAAGCCTCGCTAAAATCGCGGAGGTTTCTCCTGATAGCGCGGACGCGGCTGTTCTCGCTATGGCGATGGTTGGGCAAGGGGCGAACGAAACGTCCGACGACGGGCCGCTTGTGTCGCTCAGAGAGCAAAGGAACGAAGCGATTGAATTGACTAAGGCACTTGCTCCGACGGTGGGCAATGTCGTTTCGGCTGTCGGTATGGCGGCGGTGAACGCATCAGTGCAGAAGCGTCAGATCGCCGCTACCGCCGCAGTGCAGATTCAAGACTCGAACAACGATGCCGCGATTGTGGAGAGTGTTGCTTCGTTGGGGACTGCCGCAGTCGGTGCCGTGGGTGACAACATCACTGTGACCGATGACGCTTGGGTCAACATGGGTTCGTATGCGGATAACGACACAACGACGACCACCACGAACACCGAGACGAACACAACTACGAACACCGAGACGAACACAACTACAAACACCGAGACTAACACAGAGACTAACACCTCAGACTCGAACAACACGACCACAACCGACAACAGTGTTTACACTTACACCACAACCGACACCGTCAGCTATGGAGGACAAGAACTAACACTTGGTGGTTTGCTTGCTTATCTAAAGAGCACCGGACTTGCTTATTCGCTGAGAATCGGCGGGGACGTTTACACAGTTGATGGTGATGGTGAACCGACAGAGATTACGTGCTGGCCTCAGGACGGCGGGCCACAATTTAGCCCAGCGTTGCCGATATGTGAAGCGTAATGCAAGACGATGAGTATGAATTGATGGAGCGGTTGGTGATTGCGCTAGAAAAAATCGCAGAAGTGTTAGAATCAATAAAAGAGGGCGACACTCCTAGGAGTGGGTAGAGTGCCGCCCTCAGTGCTTACCCGCCGTCGGGGTATGCTAGGTCAACTCGTTCATCAAAGCGGCGTACCCGCAGATATCAACTGCGTGATCGTCCGAATGACCGAGTCTAGATCTCGCTATCTTTAGCAGAACCATCATAGCGGCTACGTCCCTTGGTTCCAGTTCTTCTCCGACGTTCAGGTATCCACTCCACAAATGGGCAACGAGCCTGAAGTTGTCGGAGGGATCACCGTGAGTAGACTGTCGCTCTACGACTGTCCTAGTGGCCAATTCTATCGTCTCTCTTCTATTCATCTTTCATATCTCCAAGCTGGCGCTGTGGACCAGACTCTAATTGGTTGAGAAGTCCCTGCAGACCCATTCCGCAAAGCTCAGCGTACAACTCCTTCTTAATCACTTCTGAATGCTGACCGACTCCGAATCTCCTTAGGTATTCAAAGGCTTCTACCATGTCGGCTTGTTTGACAATGTTTTTCACTTTCTCGCTAAATCTGCGGAATTTATGCCCGGCGTAAGAAATATCATATTCCAATTTCCTTATCTCCGGGAATCGGTCTTTAACCGGGGTCGGTATGTCACCCGTCATACATTCTGCAATATCGTGTATCTGTGCGGCAATTATAACTGAACAGGTGTCTTTGTCGCTGAGCGCCTCTACTTTGGCCAAATGCATAGCAATAGTTACTACACCAAACGTATGCTCTGCTACGCTTTGAGGTCTGCTAACTTCAACCATGTTCCAGCGTTTGACACCGTAAAGCCTCATTACCTCTTGTATGTCTAATTCATTCATGCTTCAATGTCCCTAGTTTGGTGACGCGCCACTCACGCGCCCGGTTAATTTGCATTTTGTTGCGGACTGCGATTTCCAAATTCGTCCCCTTGATGTCGTTCTGCCAAGCGATATCTAACAACATGATGATCACGTCGGCGTATTCGCTGGCGTCCTTAGGATCTGAGATCATCTCCCCGATTTCTTCGAACAGCTTGAGCATTGTCGATTCTGCGGTTCGTCCCGGGTGAGCCTGATTTGCCCAGTAGACCACTTCGTCTTGGAGATTGTCTAATAAATGGTCAGAGCCACTTAACGTCTGCGTCGTCATCACCGTGTACCTCGTATAAAACCTTGACATTAGTCTCTTTATGTATCCTACCACAGATCTCATCCTTCTCCTCCTCTGATATGTAATCGCAGAATGTTAATGCGATACAGTCGTCTTCGGTTAGACAATGATGCGCGGCGTGGAGGATCTGGTCGATGCTGAATTCAAAGATCCGACGTTCCAGCTTGGTCACTGTCGTCCTCTCAGGTGCGACACCAAGACAATCCCAAGTTAGCTCCTTTTGGAATGGGTAAGCCGGACCGGAATAACCGTCTCTGTTGTTCACTCTGATCGGTCTCGTCCTCGCCACCCCTACCACCGTGATAAGGTTGTGCCATCGCCGGGGCAAGGCAATATCAGCGGTAAGCTGGGCGGGGGTCACGTCGCGTGAGGTGCAGAAAGGGTAGTCCCCGTGGTACAGGGAGAGCCCGAAACCCTGTGCTCCTTCGACTAATATGTTACCCCCTATCTCGTTCACGCGCCTGTCGTAGACGTACCGGGAGACCACGAGAGGGGCTAGTTCCGGATCGAAGCGAAATGCGTCTCTAGCAATAGCATTTGAACCCGGGTCACGCAGGATGCGATCAATAATCGCCTGACCAACGCCTTTACTGGTGCTACCCATCTTGGTCTGGCCTCGCTCCGCTTCTGCTTGGGCGTGACGGTCTGTAACTACTGCCGCCCCCTCATGAATATAAATGCTTTTGCCCGGCAGGAACTTACTGTAACGGTCAAGCTCTGCCTTAAGGGTTTCTGGATGGATGATCGCGCCCGGGCCAATAAATATCTTATTCGCTGTGGTAGACACAATGCCTACGGGCAGTTGTTGCGTCATGATCTCGATCTGCCTCGACTTATTATTGTACGTGTGGCCCGCCTGTCTACCGTAGGCGCACATGATCGCTTCATATTCGTTGTGGGAGGCGAACGCTCCACATATACCTCCCTTGCCTGAGCTACCCCAGCCAAGGTCCATTACCATATCGACCCTCATAATTCCACTCCTAGTTCATTAATTAAGGCTTCCCACCATGTATGGCCGACACCAGTCAGCTCCAACATCAACGGCACAGAAAACCATCCTCCGTATTCTTCTTCGATCTGCGACTGTGCTCTGTCCCAGAACCGCTGAAGATAACGTTCCTTTATGCTCACGCTGTAGCTATCGTGCGTGTTCAGCATGAGCTGTCCTCCGTAGTAATTAGCGCACTCTTGCATGATGCGTACTGCTACTTTATTCATGTCTGCGGCAGTAGCCTGTATCAGCAATCCAGAGGCTTTGTAGGCGTACCGGGTGTTAGGGAAACGCAGTTTGCGCCCGTAGTGCGTCTGGACGTAGCCTCGCGCAATAGCTTCATTACTGCATTTTGCCGCCAGTGCCTTCACACCCGGTAAAGCTTGGTGGTATCGGTTGATGACGTTCATCGCCTCAGCACCAGCTTTCTTGTAGCGCACCTCCTCTCCATCGTCGGCAGTGAACTCCTCCCACTCCCAGCGCATACCCATCTTGTCAGCTATCGAGCCGTTCCCGCTATTAAAGATCATCGACAAGTTGAGCTGTTTGGCGTTAGCCTCGCCCGCCCGCGTTGGGTTGCGTGGCAGTCCGGTCAAGTCAGCAACGAACTGGTGGAAATCGGTTTCCGGGTCGTCACGGTAAGCCTGCACAATCGACTCGTCGCCCACCAGTCCGGCAAACACCCGGACCTCAAATGATGCCATGTCGCAGTCGAGCCACACATCGCCCTCGTTGGGCAAAAAGCAGGACTTAACGATCTCTGCGGCTACTTTATTTCGGTTGGGTATCTGCTGTAAGGCAGGCGACTTCACCGACAATCGGCCAGTCGTCGTGCCACACTGGTAGATCTCTGGTCTGACCCTGCCGCCACTCTCGTGTTCGAGGATATGCTTGGCCAGA